TGACGGAGACCGACTGCACCGTGCCGAACCTGACAGGCGTCGGATTGGCAACGTTGGGACGGCCCCAGAAATAGCCGCCACCGAAGAGTTTCTGACCAGTAAGTGAATTTCCCATGATGTTCTCCTATGGGGCTGAAGGAAGTCCGATTTCGACCGGGAGGTAATAGATGCCCTGCCGGTAGTCAGGGCTGGTGCTGTTGTCGCCGCTATCTTTGGCGGCTCGACCTTTGACGCGGACGTATTTGACGAGGCCGCCAAGCGTTTGATCATCATCGCCGGATGGTGGGACCAGCGCAGCGATCACGGCATCGATCAGCGGATTGAGCACCGTCGATCCCGCAGTGCCCTTTTTCGAAGTTGCCGCAATGTGAAAGTAGACGGTCCACACATCTTTCGGCAGATTGCCCGTCCATTCGCGGTCTTCGTAGGCCTCGTCCTGCATGAGGACTGGCTGCTGTAACGGTGGAACGCGCTGGCATTCGATGATTTCGCGCGTCACCGTGGCGAACGGGCCGTTCCTGCTTTTTGAGAGCGGCGCGACCAGTGCAAAGAGAGCCTGATAAATCTGTTCCCGCGTGCTCATTCCGCTGCCATCGCGTAGCCGTCAGACACCGCTGCGGAAACCATGGCGCGGATACCGTCCTGAAAGTTTGAGCGCTCCTGCACCAGAGCGAGCCGGGCATAACTGCGTTCCGGGATCGTGATGGGGTGCGGCTTTGTCTTGTGGGTGAACACCAATGGGCCGCGCCCGCCAGACGGAACGAATTCGCCGCGCCCGGCCATGAAGACTTGCAGCTTGTCCGATCCGGGGTGATGGATCGTGACGCCGTATTCCTGTGCCGCCGCGTAATCGACGCCTTCGGTGTAGACCCGGCCCGTCACATCGGTGCCGCTATCAGTCACCTCGGATTTGACGCTGTTGTACAGCCTGCCCGTCGATTTGAACCGTTCAGCAATGTTCTGTTTGACCCGTTGGCGCAACGATTCCGTGGCCTTGACCATAAACGGCTTAAGCGCGCCGCGGACGGTGTTCGGCATTGCGGTCAGACGCGCCGTAAGCTGCGACAGCCCACGCATCTCAAATTCGATGGGCATGTCTCACCTACTGCAAATAGCCGCTTGGCAGGCCTGCCACGAACACCAGCGCGGATTTCTCGCTGGCCTGTGCCTCGTATTCTTTCGCGCGAGCACTGAACGCTGAGGACTTCTGGTTAAGGCCGGTGCTCATTTTGCCGTCGCTGGTGCTGGCCTCGCGCGCAAACCGGGCGGCCAGTTGTCTGCAAATCAATGCGGCAGCGCCGTACCGTGAACCGCGCTCGGCAAGTGCAAACGCAATCTCGGGATCAAACACGAGAGGATCGGTAGAAGACGTGTCGCCTACCAGATACCTGATCGCATCTTTGTCACTGCTTGCCGGGTCTCCCGAGTAAGACCATGCCGGTTGCGGCCCGACCTTGCCTGTGGCCTGTGCAACGGTGACGATGTTGCCGTCAACATCAACCACATCCAATTGGCAGTAGAGAAAGCCCGATAGACCCGTGGTGTCCGATGCGACGAAATTGACGTAGCAAATTCCGTCCGTGCCATCGCCGTTCGGACCGAAATCGATTCCGCCATCAACCGATTTCTTCTTGGTGAAGAGAACGCCTGAACTCGGATCAAGCCGCGCCGTGAATATGATGTCCTGAACGCCGGACAGATCATACGCCACCGTGCCATCGGTGGTGATGGCGAACCGAATCGCTGCGGTGTTACCCGCGAACAGCTCGAAGCTCTGGTCCTCGACGGCCATGGCCTATCAGGCCGTTGCGGCGGTGAGCGTGACCGTCACGTTCAGCGTGTCGTCGGCCAGAACGGAGCGTGCCGTCCCGAAGTCGGCCACGCCGTAAAGCGTACCCGATGTGCCGCTTGCCGCGGTGCAGAGGAACGCGCCGTAGATTGTCGTGGTCCCGCTGATCGCAAAGGCCGCCTTGCTGGCCGAATTATCGACCGACTGGCCCGAGACCGAACCCAGGGTCAGCGCCTTACGGTTGCCCGAATAATTGGCGTCTTCGGTCCAGCCGGAATGCGAGGCCAGCGTATCGCCAGCAGCAGCGGTTCCGGTGTCTTTCAGCCCGACATAGAACGCCCCGGTGTAGGAGCTGCCCTTGAAATACTTGTCGAGCAGATCGTTGAGGCCAGCGTTGGTGACGAGGTTATCGACTTCCTCGACCCACTTGAGATTGCCGTCCGCGTCGAAACACTCGACCTTGTAGTGCGACTTCATCTTGAGCGTGCCGAAATTGGCAATAGCACCCGCGTCGAGGTTCGATGCCGCAGCCATTTCGGCCGCAACGTTGTTGATGGATTGCATGGAAAGCCCTTTCAGTTGATCTGGCCCTTGAGGTCGATGGTCAGGCGAACCGTGCCGGCAAGGGTCACGCCGCTTTCGGTCTGGCCTTTGAGTTCGATGATGCGTGGCGGCAGAGCGCCAGATGACGAATAGAATTGCGCGGTCAGCCGTGTCGCCAGCGTGACGGCTTCTTCATAGGTGAGGATGGAACTTGCCGCTTGATTGAACTGCGCGGCGAATGTGACCTGGGCGCCCAGCACACCGGCCACGGAATGGGTAGCCGCCACCTCCACCGGAAGCGTGATTGCACCCTCAACCGTCAGCAGTCCGGACGAACTCTCGTCCACGCTGACCGAAAGAGAAATCGCTTTGTCGATGGTGACTGCGGCAGATACGGTCTGGCTCAACGCAAGGGCGAACGCGACCGCCGCGTTGGCGTTTAGCTGGGACGCAAGACTTGTCGAAACCGACGCGCCGAACGAAACCGCTTCATCCACTTGTTTCTGCACAGCCGATGAAACCAGGGCAGACACGGCAAGCGTGATCGCCTCGTCATAGGTCGTGCCGCCAGATCCTGTGACCCCGTCCATCGCGGCCGAGACGGCTACGGCAAAGCTCGCGGGGGCCTGTACATCGATCAGACCTGATGCTCCGAACCCTGCAGCGACAGAAAGCGCGACGGCTTCGTCGATGGTCAGCACCCCGGCGATGGCCGCCGAGACGGAAAACCCGAAACTAACCGCAGCGCTTATGTCGCTCTGGGCTAGTGGCGAAAGGCCTGCCTGTAGGGCCAAACTCATCGCAGAATTCAGCACCGCGTTGGTCGCCTTGGTCAGACCAACCACGGTCCCCAGCGATATCGCGGCTTCGAGATTGGTCACCGGAACGGCGCTTAGTGCCAAACTGGCGGAGAAAGTTGCGGAAGCCACGGCCGATAAAGCAGGAGATGAACTCAACGACAGAGACGCGCCCAAGCTTATGGATTCGTCGTATGTCGAGCCTGTCGCGACAGGCGTATTGGAGGCGACGCTGATCCCAACAGGGCTGAGCAACGCCCAGGGATTTTTCGCGACAAACCAATGCTGGGCCGAACTGAGTGGCTGGAAGAAAAAGAACGTCCAGGCGTTCTGTCCGTCGAAATAGTTGGGGCTATAGCCGCCCGGGCGTATGCCAAGCTGGATCGTCGCGGTCGTGCCGGCCGATATGCTTGTGCTGCCGCCCCAGCCTGAGCTGTTGGCAGTCAGAACGCCGTTTTCGAACAGATTGATATTGCTGAGTGCCGACACCCCGACCGTCGTAAAGCCGGAAGGCGTGTTCGAACTGGCGACAACGGCCTCGCCGTTGCCGGTCAACATCGATACGGCGAATTTGCCGTTGGAGCCTGCCCCGAGGGTGACCTGCCGAGTGTTGCCGCTCGTACCCAGATAGACAGCCCAGGCATTGCCGGCAGGGTTTGAACCGACCTTCAACCGCGCGACAATCGAGCACTGGGAGATGTCGCCCGGCAAGAACAGCGGCGCTGATGTCAACACCGCCCGTTGTTGCGATGCCGCGACCGTCTTGAAAGCGAGGCCTTCTTCGCTCGTGATGACCGAAGGATTGTTGCTGCCCCCCGGGAGTGCCAGCCTCGCACCCGCTGGGCCTCCCATTCCGATGATGGTTGCAGCAGGACTGCCATCCTGAAACAGGATCGCGCCCACGCAGCCCATGTTCCGCGCGACAGTGGAGAGTTTTAGCGCGTTGCCCCGAAACGGCGGCTTGACGATCTGCCCATCGGCCCAGGGACGGAGAATGTGAACGCTCATTCGTCACCTGCGAATCTGACATCCTCCACGTTGTTTGTCGGCCGGCGATTGCCATCGAGAGCAGCGAACGTGCAATCCACGATGGCGGGTACAATGATGGGCTCGACGCTATGGGGCACACCGGGCCGGATTTCGAGTTTGCTTGCGTCTTCCGCATATAGTTCGGCATCGACCAGAAGCTTTTCCCAGTCCGACGGATCGAACAACCGGACGCGAACAGCACCTTTCCGGGGGGCCATCATGTGCGGCTCCTCGTGCGCGTGCGTCTCAATCACCTCGTCGTCGCGGTCAAAGTGAATGGTGTTGACGGTGAAGTGACCGAAGTGGCCGCGTGACTTAAGCATTGTTGTCGAACCCGTAACGGCGCGTCTTCACCGTGTTGCCACTCGACGCAAACGTGGTGCCGGTCTGGTTGACAACGGCGATTTCGAAATCGCCCGGCGGAATTGGAATGCCGACGACTTCGAATTTCTTGGCGCTCGATCCCGTTGAAACCTGAACGCTTGCGACCAATGTTCCTACCCCACGGTCGGCGTAGCTCGATCCGTCATCCAGCAGCGGCAGCAAGTGGATTTCCAGATAAGGCGTGCCGCTCGGATTGAACGCCCCCAATATCCCGGAGATGTCCATCAACGGGCATTTGTCGGAGCTGTTACCGATGTTCGAGCTGGTCGCCGCCGATCCGCTCGCCAGCGAGTTCAACCCGCTGCCGAGCGCCGCATCATACGTCAGCGGCGTGTCGTATTTCAGTTTGTTCGCCATCCACCGCCCCTATCAGAGCGCAGCGAGTTGAGCATCGAGCGCCGCGTCGCGCGCGTTGCAAATGTCGATCAGGGCCTGAAGAACGGCTGTGGACTCCTCCACCGTCATCAGCAGGCTATCGAGATCGATCTGCAACCCACTGGAGTTCACGTTCGCCATCCGCATGAAAACGAAGGTGGACGACGCTTGCTGGGCATTTTGAATGCGCCCCAGAACATCGGAAACCGCCGACTTCTTTGCGATAATGTCGGAGGCCTGCTGGGCTTTGTCCTGATCCATGATTTTTGCTTTCGAGTGACGGCGTGGGCCAGTTCAGCATCCAGCCCACGCCGTGCATCGGTTACGCAGGCACGTCGGTGATTTCGTCGAGATAGGCCGCGGCCTTGGGCAAGCGCCATTCGGTGCCGCCGGTACGCGCGATGATGCCGGTCTCGAAACCCATGATCGACTTCTGGCGTGCGGCCAGAACCCGGCGCGGCATCGGAAGATGGAAGCGAACGACTTCCGGGTCTTTCCGATAGACCACCATGCGACCACCGCCATCGTTGGAAGCCGTGGCCAGCGCACGCACCGGCATGATGTTGAGCGGCTGGCCCGTTTCCGCCGTGTAGATGTTGTTCTTGCGAACGTAATCCAACACGTTCAACGTGCCGTCGCCATCGGCCAAACGCTTGGTCGCGATCAGACGAAAAGCATTCGGAGGGAGAGCGACCGAGTCGGCATACTCGACTTCGTTGGTTTCGGTGCGAACCGACGAAAGTCCATCGTTGATGTCACGAACGATTAAATCGACGTCCTTGTCGTCCCAGAACGTCGATGTGCCAGTGCCGTCGTTGGCAACATCCGCTCGCGGAACATCGGTGTTGTTGGCGAAACCTTTCCAGTTCTTCTCGGTCGAGCCTGTCATTGCGATGTTATAGAGGAGAAGCTCGATGCTGTTGGACGCCTGCATCGCCTTCGTGGCGCTGAGGTTGATGCCATAGAGAGAGGCCTGATTGACCTCCTCCATGTTCCATTCCCAGCCCGCGCCTATCATAGAGAAGTCGTGACTTGCCTGATCGTGCGTGGCTCCGTTGAACGGCATATCGGTGGCCGAGCCCGAGATGAACTTGGCCTCGCCGCTGGAATCCACGGTGAAGAAGGTCGTTCCGATGGCCCATTCGTTACCTTCCGTCACCACAGGGATGATCGAAGCGTAATTGTATGTCGGATACCGCTTCTGGTAGATCGTCGTTTCGAGATTGCGTCCCTGGGCAAGGACGAAGGGAAATGCGGATTGCGCGTCGGCAAAGGCCCGCGGGGTGTGAATGTTCATGTCAGTTTCCTTTCCGTGGGTCTGCGTTAGCGCAGCTTGAGAGCGACGATGACGATATCGCCGTCAGCGCCGGTGGTGTCGAACACCGCATCGGGGATGCGAATGTGTGTCGTGGTCGAGGTGTAACGGCCCGTCGCCGGATTCCAATAGACATCACCGCCATCCGCTACCGAGGCGCCAGCCGTGACATACATCGTGCCCATCGTCAGGAAGGCGCCGGTGAAGTACTGCGGATAGACGTCAGGCGTGGAAGCGTTGGCCGGGACGGCTGGGTTAAGAACGGCCAGACCGATGAAATCGGTGTTCGCCGTATAGCTGACATCGATGTACCAGGTATCGCCAGCCGTGGCAGTGCCAGCACCGGTCACGGTTGCGGTGATGCCGTCTGACGTGGTGAACGCAGACCCGACATTGCCGTTGCCGACGATGATACCATCAGGATCTTCGATCTGAAGTTCACCGGTGGCCGAGGTGGTCAACTGGGTAACGACATAGCGACCCTGCTTGGCCCCCGCCGCAACAGCCGGAGATGCCGAGATCGTCGAAGTGCCGACGTTGCCGCTCGCCGCCGCCGAACCGACACCGGTTGCCGCGAACGTTCCGCCAACCACGACACCGTGGTCACCAGCCCCGCGAAACGCGGGTTGGCCGAACGCGATGCCCGCGGCAGATTCCACGGTGCGGCTGATCTTGTTGCACTTTTCTTCGTTCGCGACCTGACCCGGCAAGCCGATGGCAGGTGCTTCGGAATAAGTCGTCTGATAGGTAGCCATTGAAATGTTCCTTTCCTGGCTGAGTTAGGCCGCAGCCTTGGACTGGCCGGACTGCATGTCCTTCACCATCTGTGCGTAGGCATCGTTGGCCGATTTTTCGGCATCGCTCAGGTCTTTGGACTTGAGGCCGTCGCGAACGATGTCCCGTGTCGCTTCTGCTTCGAGGTCTTCGTCCTTGAGTGCCGCGGCAAGCGTGTCGAACGAAGTCGCGATTTGCGCGTCGTTCCAGCTTTTCGCTTTGTCGCCCAGCTTGGCCGTGACCACAGCCTTGCGGATCGAAAGCTCGTCCATGTCGTCGCCGATGGTGGTGTCGGGCGACAGTGCCTTGGCCTGCTTCACCGTCTTGGCGTAGGCGCGCGCCGCGTCACGCATCTGCGCCGGCGTCACCTTGGCGTCGTCGAGCTGCTTTTTCAGCGTGGCGATCTCGGCGTCCTTGGTCGCGACCTTCGTCACTTCCTCGGCAAGCTTGGTGTCCACGAGGGACTTGGCCGCAGCGGCGTCGGTCAACTGCTTCTGCAGTTTCTCGATGGCCTGTGCGCCCTGATCGGTGGTGTTGATGGAAATACCGTCGACCAAGACGGCCTTGAGTGCGGGAGTGTCCGCCATTGGTTTAGGTCCTTTGGATGCTTTGGATTTGCAATCGCCGCATTCGCATCCGTCAGAGATGCGGCATTGCTCTCCGCACCGACCCATCGCAACAATGGCGAGGTGGTTGGCACGAATGTCTTTCATCTGGCCGTCGTACGTTTCGCCTTCTGGCGTTTGGCCGGGTGTCATCTGGAGCGTGGCGCTGTAGCCCACACTCAATTCCTGTTTGCCACCTTCAACCTTCGAGATGGCGCCCGCGTCCGAGACCACGACCTTGCCGGCCAAGCCCTCGTCCTTGCGCATAACCGATGGCCCCGTCATGCCAACGGCAAGTTCTTTGAAGTTGTCCGCCGTTACGTCTTTGCCGGGATGATCGTCTGTGACCGGAAGATGGGCATAGGTGGCGATGGATTGGTCGGAAAACACTTCGGCGGGCGCGCGGTAAATGCGAAGCACCTTGCCGCCATCGGACAAGGGCAGCCCCAGTTCGGCTGCTGTGTATTCTTGAATGCCGGTGCGCGCGAATACCGCATCGGCCACGAGAAAACCTCTCGCGTCTTTGATGCGCCCGTTTATCGGGATGCGGTCGTGCAACATCATTGCTTTGCCAGTCCTACGATCGATTGAGCGCGGCACTTGCAGTGCGGCAGACTACCCGGCGGTCCGTCATACGGCGGCTTTGCCCAAGAATAGACCTTGCCGTTGCGCGCCTTGTGCCAGATGCGCGGATGCTCTTCGCTTGTGTGGTGCCACATGTATTCGCCAAGCCCGGCCTGTGCGGCCCTGAACTTGTCGAGATCGGCGCCAATCTTTACCGTTTGGTCGATGCCGATGTTCAAGGCCCGGCGATTGACGATTTGCAGCGCGGCGTTGAACTGCTGAACCACCTGTTGTTCCGTCAGCCCTGCCCGGACACCCGACCATGCGATGTTGGTCACACGATTTGCGATGTCATCGGCTACCGAGCGAAACAAGGCTTCGTTTCGACTAGTCGCCGCTTCAATCACCGAGGTCACATCGAACGTCGATGTAAGCGGGCTGATGTCGATATCGACGCCCGCCTTCACCACCCGCGCGAAATAGCCGATGTGCCAGGCCGAAAACTTGGCCAGCCATAAGGCAAGTCCCGCGCTACCCGCCGCCGTCATGGCCTTGCGAATACCGCTGTCCTTGGCCGTGTCGAGTTGCGTTTCGAGAAGTGTCGGTTGAACGTCGTAATCGGAATAGGCGGGCAGCACGTCCTCACGGATCGATTGCGACCAGCTTTTTACCGGTGCGAGATAGAGGAGGCCCAAATCCTTTGCTTGCGCCTGCGTCGTGGTGACGGGCCGAAGAACAATCGTGGCACTCTTCCCATGCCGTGCCGCCATCGCACTAAGGTCATACTGAGTGGCATGTAGTTGCCAGATCGATATTTTTTTCGAACGCCCAAGCAAAGCTGCGGCTGCGAGAAGTGCGGCTTCGACTTTACGGTTACGGCTTCGCTGTTCTTTGGCGAGCCTAGCCTCAAGCTCCGATTGGCCTTCTTCCATTACGCAGACGGCTTGTCAGGTTTATTGCCCGGATCAGCCGGTTGATTGGGATCGGCATTCGGATCGACCGCTGGGTCAGGCACCGGATCGACCAGCAGTCCAGCCTCGTAATCCTCAACCGCTTTCTCAAGCCCCGGGTATGTGCCTTCGTCGATCAAGCCGTTCATCACGCCTTGCGCAAGGACGGCACCGGGGACAAGTCCGGTCGTGGCGTAAATCTGCGATGCTTGAGCCTTCGCAAGTTCAACCGCCGATTTGTCTTTCTCGCTCATCTGCCAAAGTGGCGCGAATTCCCACCACAAATCTTTTGGCGTCGAGCCCAGCGCAGACGGCACAAGAAACTGGTCGAGCCTATCGAGGCGTGGCCTCAGGTATGTGTTTTGCTTGCCCGCGATGCTGTCGTAGTAATTCTGCAGGTCCATATCGCCGGTGGCGTTCAAGCCTTTCGGGCTTTGACCCAGCAAGCGTGTAACCGGCATATCTGCAGCACCAGCCGCCACCTGCAGGAAGGTGTTCACCAAGTCCGGCAGTTGCGCGAAACTAAGGGTCTTCTGTTCCCATTCCTCTTCCTTGTCGAGGATGAGGACGTTGTGTGCTGACTTTGCAGCATTCGCGAGGGCAAAACGCTTGAGCAAACTTGCCTGCCCTGCGGAATCGCCAACCGCATCACTCAAATTCGGTATCGACACCACGTCGATCTTCGCCTCATGGATTAGGGAGGCAACGCCTTGCTGTGCCAAAGCCGCGTTATGAACCGCGTCATACACAGATTGCAGGAGTGAATCGCCCCAGCAATTCAGGGCTGCGGTCTCACCTTCCGGCCTTGGCCGTGAGACAAAGCGGATAACCCGCGACGGGTGGATTTCGACCCCGGCAGCAGACCCGCCAGCACTGTAACTCTTCGGTTCCCCGAAATAGGGCGAGAACGGGTCTGTTTCGATCCCGCTCGCGTTTAGTTGCCAGCGAGCCAGCACATTGATGAACTTGAGGCCGCCCTGCTTGATTTGGCCCGGCGTAAGTTCGGTGCGTGGGTCGCCGGGACCGCCCAACAGGATTGCAGAGCCGCCGAACAGTGCATCGAGAATAAGAGCGCGATTGATCTTGTGCGATACATCGAGACGCTTTTCTTCGTTCTCAAGTGCTGTGATGTCGGTGGATTCGGCTTGCCATTCTCTCCATTCCCGCGTCATGTCGAGTGCGGGGATGTCGATAATCTTTCGCGCCACCCAATCGCCGCGATAAGCGTTAGTCAGCTCAACCGGCGAAATCTCGCGACAGGCGAAGGTGTCGCCAGCAGATTTGTCCCGGCCATAAATGCCGAGGCCTGTGATAAAGTTCGCCAGCCCGTCGAACATGCTGACCACATTGCTTTTCGCCATCACGCGGTCTCGCTCACCAGTTGGGACAGGCTATAGTTGGACCGTCGCGTGCCCTCTAATGCGTAGCGCAGCGCATCGATGACGTGATTGTCCTTATCGGCCAGGACCGGCAAAATCTCTTGCGTCTTCGGATCGACCTTCCAACTGTAATAGGTCAGTTCGTCGATGGTGTGTTTGCATCTGGGATGAACGATGATGTCGTAGCTCTTGAGGAACTCGATACCGTCATCGACCGAATCCTTGCCCTTTACCGCGGGCTTGATGCGGGGGTAACCATTTCTCCGCATGAAGCTGATGGTTTCAGGTCGCGCGCTATCGGCGGTGATCGGCCATTTATTGGAGAACGGCACGCTCGCGAATAGCTGAGGCGTGGCGTCGATCTCGCAACCGACTCTGTAGGCCTCGAAATCCACATACAGCTTGTTGCCGATTAAGAAACAGCGGATCAAAACCGTGGGATCGACTGCGAAACCCCAGTCGGCTCCGAAATAGAACCTGGCATCGGGCGGCGTTTCGAATTCTTCGGCTTTCCAATTGCGGAATACCCTCGCCTCGCTGTTGCGTTCGTAGCCACCAGCCCAAACATGATCATACTTGTCATGGTCGCGCTTCCGGTCGCGCTCCATGTCCTTGCGAAGATCGTCGGGAAACCACGGGTTGTCCCAGTAGTTGACCTCGACGCACACAAAGTCGGGATCGTCAGCGTTCTCT